AGCATGATCGGCGTCTCACCGATAAACAAGCAATCTTTCCGGCCTTCGGCATAGGTGATACCACCACCGATCACAGCGGCGGTCGTGACACCAGGCACGCAAAGGATGTTCAGGCTATCGATCTCATCGAAGGCATACAGCCCGGTGTGCTGTGAGGAGTCGCCGCTGTAATCGGCATCGGTTAGACCGGTAGCGCCGTTGTCTCCATCGGCAAGCAGAAACGTCCCGACTGCCGGTCGATCATCCGCAGTGTTGGCGGTAGAAGACAGGTCATCCACACTGATGTACTGAGACCGTTCGTTGATCATGACCTCGACGTGGTTTGCCTTCGTCTCGTCCATCGATAGGTCTTTGAACACCTCGACCACTTCGCCTTTCAGACTCACCGAGAGATTGAACTCGGTTGCTGAGTCGGCAGCGCCGTTCGATATAACTATGGAAAGACCCTCGCCCCACTTACCTTCGCTGGCGGTGCTGATCTTCAGCGTGTCCTGGGCTGCCTCTCCCACTTTGCGGTTCTTCAGAGCAATTGTCGCTGGCATTGCGGCAAGAGTCGTCTTGTCTGTCGGGTCTGTGTAATGCGCCACACGGGTGACGTAGAGCACCTGGCCACCGTTATCGAAGAAGGCACGCGCCGCATAGGCGAGGTAGCCATCCTGGATGTAGGAGCCGAACTTCCTCGTGAACTGCTCCCAGCTCGTGACGAGCGTTGCCTTGTTGATCGGACCCTTTTCCGCGATACCGACCATGCCGCAAGCGGATGTCGATATCTGTGTTACATAGAAACTGAAATCGGTTTCCCGGGTGTAGACCCCCGGAGAGAGATATGATGTCATTTGCGGTTGCCTTTCTTCGGATTCGTCTGATCGTTGGCTGTCCCTGCCGGATTTTCAGATACCTCAACGGGATCAGCCGGAGTATCTGCGACGATACCAGCTCCGAGTGCATGGTCGATTCCATCGCTCACCTTGCCAATAAGTGACACCAGCCCTCGTGCAGCGGCAAGTCGTATCTCATCGGATATCTGGTGTTCAAGGACGTCCTTTACCTCTCGACCATTCAGGTGCAAGCCTTCGTTGTCCACCGACAGGTTGAGAGTGAGTGGCTGGAAAAGCAGGTTCTTAAGTTTCATTGGTTGGTTCTCCTATGGGTTCATATCGAGCAGGACTTCGTTGACCAGTGGACCTGTTTCCACCATGCCGTCGTATACCGGACAGTCCTCGATTCGACATCTGCCGGAAGCCTGGCGTAGATTTGATAGATTGACTTTCTTCAGTCCTCCGAGCGGTGTTAGCTCTGTCAGATTGAGCGAACCATGATCGCCGACCATGAGTGTCGAGTGAGTCTGGCACAATCGGGCTACCTTCTCCATCAGATCGAGGAGTTCACCCTCGGTGGACGTGGTGGCAATCACATCGAAATCCAGATGATAAAGCCGGGGATGACGCCGCTCCTCGTATGTGAGTTCAGCCGGATTCTTCGCCACGGTCATTGCTTGTGTTCTACGGTCGGTATCCTCTGAGATGGTCGGCCCTTGCAGTACGAGGCTGGGTGATTTCGTTACCTCGAACATATCATCAGCGGCAACCAACACTGCATTCAGATCGATCTCAGCCTTGACCAACCGGATGAACGACTCGACAACTTCACGCATGAGTTCCAAGAGTAATCCCTCACTTCAAGATCGCAAGCAGAGCATCGTGGTAGTTCTGCAGCACCTGATCCTGATACTTGACCATCGTCGGATGCAGGAACGGCCTCGGCGGAATGACTATGACAGCACCACTGGGGTGATTGATAGTACAGCCGTACTCCATGATCGCGCCGATGTTGGCGGCGCTCTCCCCGTCCTTGTACACACTGGTCCTGAGTAATCCCACGAATGCCTGGTCCGACATGATCTTCTGTGTGATGCTGTTTATCAGGAATCCCGTATCGATCAGCGCCTTGCTCGATCCCTTCTTATCGATGGTCACCTGCGCAAGCGGCGCAAACTGCTGTCCGCCGGGAGCTTGATCACGGATACCGCGTTTGATCTCCCGAACAAGGAGCATGGCATTCTTGATCGTTGCCTTCCTGATCTCCAAGGCCATCCGATGCCCCAGGTTGTTTCCGAGCAGTTCCTTTGCTTTCTCCCAGTCTCCGAAGCGTCTAACTCCCATGCAGTTCCACCAACTCAAGAGTCCTGTGTGTCAGCGCTCCAAAGAGCGATTCTTCGATAACAGCCTGCACGCGGTACTCCGTAATCCCAAAATGAACACGATCACACACTCGTACATCAAGCTCAGGCAGAACACTCGCCTTGGCATCCATCTTCTTCGCCAGCTCTACCGGCGGAGTCTCGTTGATCTCCAGAGGGAAGGCGCTTACCTCGATGAACGTTCCTTCATCCGTGCCGTAGAGGGTTTCTCCATCCTGCTTCCGCAGAAGGGTCGCCGTCTGCCCTGACGATGTGATCAGTTCACGGACCTGGGCTACCGCCTGTGCCTGTTCTCCCTGTGACAGTAATTGTCGTGACAATGGTGACGTCCTTGTTCGTATATCACCGGCTTCAGTTCTCGAGGAGTGATGATGTAGTCATCGTCAAGTGACCCAGGCAGGCTGATATCATGTAGGCGCGCTTTGTACTCTGCGATCAGATCTGCCTCAAGCTTTGCCCACTGCTCCGGCTGGCTTGTCTTGTCGACCTTCTTGTCGCCGGATGAGAACGAGAAGGCGCTCGCCGTTGCCGCTCTCATGAACCGGCATGCCTCGATCCGTGCTGCGAGGATGAGCATCTCAAGCGTTTCACCCTGGGAGGGACAGTTCAGGATATCACCACCCGAGATGCTCATCTCTGCACCCAAGTCACGTGCCACACCGGGCACGGACTTGAGGATGCACCGGGAGAGGACTTCATCGCTGAAGCGTTCCCCCTCCGGATCGGCCAGATCGGTGCGGAGGACTGTCACCAGATCAGCCAGCGCCATTCTTTACTCCTGGTTCGGACTTTGCGGACTGCAAGTCAGGCTTCGTCTCGACTGTAGGTTCCTTCACGCCGGGTTTCTCCTCAGTATCACTTGGCTGCTCGTGAGACTTTGCAGGCGCTTTGATCTTCTGCTTGACTTCGGGTTCTGCTTCCACCAGGGCAAGAAGACCGGCGTCGACCGCTCGCTCCATCTGCGGAGTGATGTCAGCGGCGGATACCACTTCTCCCGGTCCTAGTTTCAGCCCGGCATCTGCGATTATCAGAATGCCGGGACGCACGTTCTTTACTTTGACCACGATAATCCCTCCTAAGCTGTGATCTTGATCTTTGCCATGATCTCGGGACGGGTGACACCCTGTCCAAGCTCTGTCCAGACAAGCCATCCGGTCTTGAACCGGGTCTTCTGGTCGATGGCCTCGGTCTTCAGCGCCTCCCGGATCGGCATCTTCCCGATCTCCTCGTCCGGAACGAGAAGTATCTCAGTCATGTCGGCTGACGCTGTGAGCAGGATACCGCCGGTGCCGTAGTTCTTGATGACACCCTTGGTCCTGAGTTCCGCCCTGGTTTCGGGATCGAGATCCCAGTCTCGCATGTCGTTGAATCGCCTGCCGCGCATGACGATGTACTTGACCGAAAGCTCCAGGTCCTCGATGATGGAGATCGCTTCGTTCAGAGCATCGTCCGTCAACTTGCCGCCTGTGACCGTGATTGTGTTCGCGGCCGGCACTGCGGCAGAGAGGACGGTCAGTGTTCTCCTGTCGATCTCCTTCCGGATATCATCCGATGCGGAGGTCTGGATATCCATGAGAGTCCCGATATTGCCGTTTTTGAGGACCGAGACGTCCACCATCGGTGTGGAGTGGATGCGGTTGGTCGGGATCTCTATCTCATCCAGACCGAGTTCCTGCTCCCTGGCCTCGCCTTCGGTGCTGATCCAGTACGCCTTGACCTTCGGCTTCTTCTGGTAGATCGGACGCTCACCTTTCGGGAGCGTGTGCTGAGTGAGGAGAAGCGAGGTTATCTCTTTCCTTGCGATCTCCTGCTGTATGGGATCTGCGATGGCAGCCGCAAGCGCTCTCATCCCTTCAGGGGATTCCAGAGCCTCGCTCATGAGCCGAGCCATCGTCTCCATGTATTCCTGGCTGTGAATGTTTACCTTAGTACGCTCCAACATCTTCTCCTTATATGAGCAAGCGGAACTTGAGGGTGCCGCTGGATACCGAAATAGCGCGGGCTACTACCACGTCGCCGACTCCGACACCTGCAGTCAGATGCCCTGTAGCTGCGACCTTCAGGTCAGCGCCCGCAGTGATGACTCCGTCGAAGACATCGGTCTCGTAAACGCCGCCCATGCAGAAGATGCCGGGCATCTCCCCATTCGCATAGTTCTTGATCAGCACGCCGAACGAATCGGCGGTCGGATCGGTGTTGACGGCGAACAGGTCATTTCCGACCAGCTTTACAAACTGGCCGCACTTCCCTTCGCCCTGAAGATAGCCATCGCCGTAAGCGAGGCCGCGATGATTCGGATTCAAGAATCCCATTGTTGCTTCTCCTTCCTAGTTCTTCTCGCCGGTGACCACACCGACTCGCTCTCGATACGCCGTCATGAATCCTTGCCGAAGCTTGTCCTCGAGGGACAACTTCTTGTCGTCTACGTCGGACGGGCGTACATCGGCGTTCGAACGAAGGGCGGCGGATGCGGCAGGTTTCTGCTCCTTCCCCTCCGTCTTGTCAGCACACGGACACTCGACCTTCCCTTTGATTGCCCGGTCATATGCGGCCTCTGTTGCAGAGAATGCATCGTCGGACAGTTCAGCAAGCCGAGTCATCTCCTTCTCTCGGTCTTCATCCGAACTAAAGGGCATACCGGATTTATCCAGACGCTGGATCAGCTTCTGGGCGCGCGCCTTGTTTGCGGCGGATTTGCTCTGGGCTTCCAGATCCTGCACCTGCTGCTGCAGATCGAGAACCTGCTGCTTCAGGGTTTTGTTCTCCGTCTCCAGCAGCTTGATCTGAGCCTTATCGTCTACCGGTGGCGCAGCCCCACCAGCCGGGGCGCTCTTCTTTGCAGCATCCTGGGACTGCTCGTCTGTTTCGATCTTGATATCTTCCAATCCATTACCTCCTGTGATTATCTGTTCGCTTGCTACCTGTGTGATCCGGGCATTCTCGTCTGCCCCCTTCCTGTCGAGGAGTCCAAGGCCGGTGAAGGTTACGCCATGCAGAATCTCGAAGACCGGCTTGCCCTGGAACTCCGCGCTCTTGTATTTCCTGAGATGGACACAGTAGTCGTTCTTGTTGGCCACGGTCTTCCCGCATATGGAACACTCACCAGCCTCGTAATCGCACTCCATGGATACCTGGCTGACAATCCCGCGCTTCATGAGCTTGTGGGCGAGCGCAGCGGTAGGGGTATCCGCCACATAAAGCTCGCCCACGCACTCTACGCGACCGCCTGTATCGTCTTCGACGTACTCGGAATTGATGATCCCACCGACTATGTCAGTCAGGTCCTGGGAGTGTTTGAGGTCGATCTTCTTGTTGATCGCCGTGGTGTATCGGGTAGACAACTCTTCCGGCAGGAAGTGGTCGCCGTTCCTGTTGGTGCCTGCGCGGCACATGATAAAGCTGAACTGCGGGTCTCCGGCATTCGGGTTCAGGTCTATAGCGCGAGAAGACAGTGACTCATCGGTGACAAGTCGCACTTCCACCGGAATCGACGTATGACAATTTGCGGCAAGGGATGCCACCGCAGACTTCTTCGCAGCTTTAGAATCCGATGCGATGAAGAGCAGTTCCCGGCCATTTTTGCCTTCGCTGTTCTTGCCGAGGACTATGTTGTACTCGACATCCATGCCTTTCACTTTGACCTGACCGAACTGCTCGGCGAAAATGCCTTTGATCTCCTTTTCCGTGGGGAACGCGTGATCACGGTATGACATGATAACGGTCTTGTATTTGCCCCTTGATTCGGATGCCAGGCTGTCTATCAGCGAACGGATGGATTCACGATCATAGTGAGTCCTGGACTTGTAGCTCCTCCTGTTGTCAGAAAGAAGCTCCTTATCCGCCCATTTGTTCATCAGCCCTTCCACGAAGTGAAGGGAGTATTCGTAATCGTTGTTCGAGAACTCAGTGATGTATGGAGGGTCAAGATAGAGAACGTCTGCGCCGTACTTCCTGACAGCCTCTACCGCATCGCCATGAAATACCTTGCACTCCTGCCCACTGTCGAAGACCAGCCCATTTAGCTGATTGGCATATCGCCTGAAACTGGCCTCCATATTGGGAATGGGAATGTCGGTAAGCTGGCTCTCTTTGAATCCACCGGCGGATGCATCCATCTCTGCTTCCGCAGACATATCCGCACCTGCCTTCAGGTTGATCTTCGACCTGTGGAACTGGCCGTACAGACTCTTTGCTTTGACCGTGTTTCCGAGGGCTGCCAGCGCGAGGTCCTTCTTGTAGCCCGAAAACTTCTGGATGTTTGTCCATACCTGATCGAGCCACGCCAGCACCGTCTTTGAATAGTAGTAGCCGTCGAAGTTGTCGACGATGAATGATCCGGCGTTCGTATTCGGTGCGAAGATTCGCTCGATATCCTGATCGCTCAGCGTCTCATGGGAGTTCTCGACTACCGCCCGTGCGACGTGGTACGGGAAGAGCAGAAGATCGTTCGCGAGCACCTTCATGCCTTTGCGCTTCAGGTGATAGGCGACATTCGACCCGCCGGAGAAGGCATCTAGCACAGTCTTTGCATCCTTGGGGATCTGTCGTTCTATCCAGCCCAGCATGAGGTATTTGTTGCCCATGAATCCCGTGACCTTGACGGGATCGACTCCGGCCTGGCAGGAGAGGAGATCGAATTCATCGGAGAACGGCGCATCCGCGAGGGACTGCATGTTCTGCTCAACTCGGCTGGTGACGTCCTCTGCTGTCTGGGTGTCGGCTTCATTTGCCTGCGCTGATCTGCCGGACTTCGAGCACACGAACAGCCGCTCCATTGCGGTCGAATTCTCAGAATGCTTGGACGAGATGTTGTACTTATGCTGCTGAGACTTCATACTGGACTGCATGCCGCTTGCCGAGATGATGTCTTTCATCTCGCCCTCGTTCGGATATGCATGATCACGGTAGGATATCAGCCAGTTCGGTATATGCTTGGCATTGGCAAGGAAAGTCCCGAAGAACTCATTAGCGCTCGCCTTGGTCACGGTCTTGTGATCCGTTGCGTAGTGATGGGTCTTGGATTCCTGATTGATGGTGAGACCATCCCAGTGAGTCATCAGCCCTTCCACGAAGTGGTAGGACTTCTCGTAGTTGGTGGTCGAGAACTCGGTCGCATAAGGCGGATCGAAGTACGCAAGATCGACTTTGGCTTCCGGCAGTATGGCGTTTATGTCCTTGTTGTACGCCTTGCACTCTTTGCCGTTGTCGAAGACGAGAGCGTTGACTCGCGCGATGTTGTCCGAGAACCGTTGTTTGAACTCCTCCGCAGTGTCCTGGCGTTTCCCATAATCGGTAGACGATGAGAAGTGACCGAACCCGCCTTTGCCGGACATGCAGGTCTTCCCGAGGGCAAAGAGCGCGATGTCCTTTTTGAACCCTGAGAGATCGTCTGCGTTTGCTCGGATGCTGTCGATGACGCTGTGTACTCCATTTGCGAAGAAAAGACCCTTGAAGTTATCTTGGACAAAGGTCCCAGCCTTTGGGTTTTCCGCAAGGAGAGACGCCAGTTCGTCTTCGGTGATCCGGACGCTGTCGTTCTCGACTATGGCGCGGGCAGCGTGGTAGGAGTAGTGCAGTCGGTCATTAGCGATGACCGAGAGACCCTTGGTCTTGTACATATACGACACGACCGCAGAACCGGAGAATGCATCAAGCACTGATGCGACACCTTCTGGGGTATGCTTCCATATCCAATCTACGAGCTTCTGCTTCGAGCCGATGTAGTTGGTGATATACTTGGGTCGCTGATCTGCGGGCAACTCCTCGGTGACCAGTTCCTCACCCTGAGCGATCAGTTCACCCAGGGAGAGGTCCGCGTCCGTCTCCAGCAGGAACGCCAGCCGATCACGATCTGTTGCGAAAAGCTGCATAAATCACTCCGACACGCAGTTCCCATTCGTGGGAACTCTCCAATTGATATTTACTGGCGGAATTCGCGGCGTGCCGGAATCTTTTTCGAGACGCAGAAAGCCAACTGGTACGATCAGTTGTGCGAAGCCGATGATTCTACTTGAGTCCAAGTTTCAAATGGTATATAATATCTATCCTTGTCGGAACGTTGATTCAAGTAATGAGCCGCCATGACCGATAATTGACTTGACTCTGTGCGTCGGATGGTATAATATATTTACACCTTGCGCTACACGACATCAACGGCAGGGAGGATGCGAATGAAAACTCAGGCGTTTCTGAACAAGAAGACGGTATTCAACTCGCGGGACTTCGACGATTTCTACTCGCGCGAGCGTCCGGGGAAGACGACCGGTCGGAGAGCCTTGCTCAAGTACTACCTTCATACCGGACGGGTCAAGCAAGTACGAAAAGGGCTTTACCTCAGTGCTCCTCCCGGAAGACCCGCTGTCGCAGATCATTACCTGATATGCGGAAAAATGGCCTCCGATGCAGTCCTCGCGTATCACACGGCAATGCAATTCCACGGCAAGGTCTACACTGTGCGCAATGACTACGTCTGCTGCTCCCGCTCGCGCGTTCATTCGTTCGAATACGAAGGACAGATGTTCAAGGCAGTGCTGTTCCCTCGCTCTTTGCTAAACATAGGGCAGGAGATGTTTGCCGTGGAAAATGCCGAATCTCATGATGAGACCTTGCGCGTGACCAGCTTGGAGCGTACCATGGTGGACATGTTGCAGAGACCGGAACTCTCCGGTGGCTGGGAGGAAATCTGGCGATCACTGGAGATGGTAGAGTATTACCATCTGGACAAGATAGTCGAATACGTCGAGCTGTTGGATAATGCCACGACCGCCGCCAAAGTTGGATTCTTCCTGGATCAGCATCGCGAACAGTTGATGGTCGATCCTTCTCACATGGAACGCCTCAAGTCCCGGTGTCCGAAGTCACCTCATTACCTTGAGCGGTCGCACAATGGCAACAGCAAGTTATTCCCGGGCTGGAACCTGGTTGTGCCGGACTTCATAGTGGAGAGGCACTGGGACGAGCAATGAAGATATCACGAGATCGTTTGATGGCTGAGTCCGAATCCACGGGGTTCAGGCCGGAGATACTGGAGAAGGCGATCCATCTGCTTTCTTTGCTGGAGATCCTAAACTCACATCCCCAACTCAAAGGGAAGCTGGCTTTGAAAGGCGGAACTGCGCTCAATCTCTTCCTGCTTGAGGTTCCACGACTCTCAGTCGATATCGACCTGAACTACGTCGGTTCCCGTGACCGTAGATCCCTGGAAGAGGATAGACCTTTGCTTGAACGTGCTATTGCCGCGATTTGCGGACGCGAAGGCTATGCGATCAACAGGACTCCTTCGGAACACGCTGGCGGGAAGTTCCTGCTGCGGTATGAAAGCGCAGTGACGCCGACCGGGATCCTGCAACTTGACCTGAACTTCATGCTACGCGTTCCCTTGTGGCCCGTATCACTCCGAGACTCGTTTTCAGTCGGCAGCTACTCCAGTTCCGGCATACCTATGCTGGATGTGCATGAGATCGCGGCAGGCAAGTTGGCGGCATTGTTATCCCGACGAGCAGCGCGAGACCTGTATGACACGCACCGTCTTCTGCAGAGCGGCTTGCTGGATTCCGATAAGCTCCGACTGGCCTTCGTCATCTACGGTGCAATCAACCGGAAGGACTGGCGCACTGTTAAGAGTGATGATGTCGGGTTCGATCTGCGCGACTTAGAAAATCAGTTGGTACCGGTGCTTCGCAGCGATGCCCTATCGCATGTGGTAGATCGAAAAACGTGGGCCCGAAGCCTCGTCGACGAGTGCCGTTTGGGTTTGAGCGCCGTCCTTCCCTTCCAGAACAACGAGATAGAATTCCTCGATCTCATTCTGGACCACGGCGAGGTAAGGCCGGACCTCTTAACCGCCGATCCTGATATGCAGGAACGGATCAGCACTCACCCTGGGATCTTATGGAAGGTCCTGAACGTCAAGAAGCACAAAGCTAGATAGGTGGTCTTGTCAGACCGGAAAGCACTCGTGCCGCGCACGCCTCCGCCGTCGCATATTCCTCCGTTTCGACGACCTCCGAGCGCATACCGCGATATGGCGACATCGTCGTCCGGTGATACTCCAGGAAGTCATCCGGCAGTGATTTGATATCATTCTCCACCAACCGGTTGACGACCCAGTCTGCCTCTTCCTGGTACTCCTCATTGCCGGGCAGATACATCATCTCGATATCCAGACCTGGCCCTGGACCCTGCACCCAAACGCCGATGGGTTCGTAATGGGGATTCGTATCCCGGTCTCTCAGGGCATACTCGATCATGTATCTGATCTTCATTCCCAGCCCTCCGCTATGGCAAGATGTTCTTCCTGCAACTGGGTATCTATGCGTGCGAACATCTCACTGTTCTCAGCCTTGTACTTCTGCCATTTCCGCCAAGAGACCACGTAGTCCGGCTCCGAGACGTCCATTATCAACTCCACGTGGTGCCGCCGCCCCCGGTCATCGGTCAGATCTATGAGATAGGTGTCATCCTGACTCCAGTCGACCACCTTGATGGTATGAGCATACTGGAAGCCGTTGTTGTAGCCGACCGATTTCCACATCAGCCAGAAGTCGGTCTTTGTGATATTCCCTGACGCATCAAAGTGAGGAGCAACGCGTGTTACGATGTAGCTGTCGACAAGTCCCAGCATGAGCGGTGTATAGTTCACCTCTCGGACTTCCATCCAGGTACCGTCTTTGTTGAACTGATCAAATAAGCCCTGCAGCCTTGCCTTCTCAGATGCGATAAAGTCCTTCGTATTCATCGTGCGAGAACTACCTCCTCTATCTTCCTGCCGTCCGGCAGTACCGATACTCCATGCTTTCGGAATGTATCCAGGACCGTCTTCCTTTCGCTCTCGCTATTCACGACTATGTTCTCCAGGTTGTCAAGCAGCGTGACCGAGTGCTTCAGAACCGTCTCATTCCCACTCTTACGGGAGAAACCCTTCCACGACTTTGGGTCTGACCCTCGGTGTTCGAGCACGTAGTTATCGGTGACGCGTCCGTAGGCGTCATGGTCATAGCTGATGGCATCCATCCTGCGGAGCAGCCGTTTCTTGAAGTAGAGCCCCGTACTCCTGTCGCCACCCGCAGCCGGAGATTTATGTATGCGCGTGAAGATATAGGACGCGCCACCGCTCTTCATGTCGGCTTCGGGGGACATTCCACCTGGTGGCATACCTGCACGGATCTTCTCGACCGTGCTGATCATCGCCCCGTTGTTGCCAAGCGCAGTATCGATGAACCCGCTCATCGAATTCCCGTTCGTAAGGCTGTGATAGAGGCTGTACCCCGGCATCTGTTTCTCCAGGTCGGCATCCGATAGATCGAACCGGTACTGGTGCCGGTAGCCGCCCTGTATAGACCGATCCTTGAATCCGAGCTGGTACTCGCCTATGGGATCGTATCCGGGCATCTTCGTAATGTCGGGTACCCCAAGCTGCTTTTCCCAGAAGGTGCGTATCGTCTGCACCCGCTCCGTCTTGCTGGCGTTCCTCTGATCGAGGCCGGACAGCATCTGCGTATATTGCGGCTCTCGGTCGGCTTTGGTGATGTATGCCTGCTTAGTGAGGTACATGATCTCGGCATCATCAGGCCCTGCAATGTGCGCATTGATGCCGAGCTTATCCATGTGATCGAGCGCCCGGTCCAGGCTCTTTGCATCAGGCCGCTCCGGGATCACCATCTCGAACTCCCCCGACTGGGCGTACATGTTCTTGCTCGACCATGGTCGGTACACAGCCCGAATACCGTCGCCGAAGTCTATCTCGTACTGCTCTCCCTCCGGCATATGGTTGCCACGGAATAGGCTGCTCATGTCAGCCCCCTCTTTCTCGACTACCAGTTCACCTTTGCTGATCTTGCGCTGTGTCACCAGCACCTTGGTCTTCCGCACAGTGAAGTCGGGCTCGCCGCCCTTCTTTGGCGCTGATACACGCTTCTTCATGTATTGGGTGAACTTCTCAGGAATGTCTGTGCGCTGTGCCGAGGCATCCTTGATTCGCTCCAGCCAGCCAATGTAGCTATCCGCCATCTCCCGAACATCCGGGTCATCGGACTTGGCCAGTTTCTTCAGCGCCGCCATATGCTTTGCTGCCTTATCTAGCGTTCCCTGGTTGTAGCTGCCGTCCTGGGTATGATGGTTCACGGTCTTGGCAGCGGCGAGGATGTCATCAGCAAAGCCGTCCTCGGGCAGCGACTCGCCGACCTTGGTGACCGTGGTCTGCTTCTGCACACGCTGGAGCGAAGGGAGTATCTTCGGCTCTGCCTCGGGTCGAAGCTTCATTCTGATAACGGTGCGTTCTCCCTTGTCGGTCTTCTCGGTGAATATGAGCGCATTCTGATCTTCGATGTCGTTCTCATCGATGGGAAGGCATTTGCCCTGCCAGCCGAGTACACGAGCCTCTTCGATGATCTGCTCCTCGGCCTTCCCAATGCGGCCTGCAGACGGTTTCTCCGGGACTACGTCATCAAATCGAAAGCCGGGCTTGCGAAGTACATCGGCATAGAACGATTCGAAGTCACCGCGCAAGTTATGCTTGCGGTCGAGCGCCAGATCGCAGAATGCCTTCTTCTTCAGTTCATCGGAACCGAACCGTCCATCGACATACGGGCGGAGGAGCGCCAGGTAATCATCATCCGATATCTTCTCGACCTCCCGGATGTAGCGCATGGTGACCGATGGATCGAACTTGACCTTGCCGTCTTTGGCTGCTCGGAAGAGCGTGTTGTAGAACGGCTCCTGCTCTCCACATGCCTGATTCGGATGGTAGTCGATGGAGAGTTTATCCGATCCCAGAAACTTGAATAGCTGCCCCTTGTCGATCCCGTGGACTTTGCCGTCCTTACCTCGGAGGAACTGCTTTGAATGGCCGTCGTGATTTGAGATCAGCCAGTCGATCACATGTTCACGCTGCACCTGAGCGATCTCATCTGGAGACAGCTCGGCAATGTCCATCCCTGAGAAGTCGTATTTAGAGGCAAGGCCGTTCTTCCATTTCTGGATGGAGCCGACTCGTCCATTCAGGGTGATGACTCGCACATCTATCGCTTCAGGATCGATCAACCGCCCGATCCTGTACGCGGCCTCTTCACCGTGACCGATAAACCCATCCGATGATTTGCCGACCGGCTTGAAGAGCCACTTGTCGCCATTCTCATCGAGCCAGAACTCCTTCTCATGCGCGCCACCGACGTTAGCCTTGCTGTCAAACTTGAACTTGGTAGGCTTGCCGGACTCGGCCCACGCGGCATCTACAGCATCGAACTCAGAGCCTTTCTTGGTGAAGATTGGGGATTCGCTCACCTTCGGTTCAGTCGGTGGCAGGGTTACTACCGTCGGGGTCGCTGGAGTCTTTGCAGCCGGTTTTGCCTTCCCGGACTTGCCTCCAAGATGCTTCTCCGCCCACTTCGCGTGCTTCGCCTCGATGCTCGCCTGTGCGGCCGCAATCTTGTCAGGATTAGTCTCGGTAAACAGAGTGACAAGTTCATCCTTGTTCGACCACTGCCAGTGCTTGATTTTGGTGGTCTTTGCCATGTCCTTCAGTTCCCCGGAATTCATGAAGGCGACCTTGTCCTTGAACACGATCTTCTTCAGTTCAACAGCCTTCGCATGCTCGGCGAGAACCGAAGCAGGAAGACCCGAGTCCTTTGCAAGTTCCGACTCTGCTATCTTCACCGAGTCTAGGAACGATTGGTAATCGCTGGGCGACGTTGGGATGATGACCTTCTCCGCTGCATCCTTTAGGGACTGTTCGGCCTTCTTCAGCGCAGCCTGCTTTGCCACGTCGAGCGCCTGCTGCTTGGCCTGTTCAGCCATCTGCGCTCCGGCGGATTTCTCCAGAGCCTTGACCATCTGCTCCTTGTTCTTGAGCGGCGGGATGCCCCACTTCTGCTTCGCCGCCATCAGAGTCTTGCCGGAGTAGTTGTAGTGGTCGATATGCGGTTCAAGGCCGTCGAGCATCTCGATGACTTCGCTCTTTGTGAGGTTCAGCGATATGCCTTGTTCCTTTGCCATCTCCTTTAGCTGGACCATAGTCATGCCTTGCAGCCCGCCCTGGGGAGACGCTTTCTTTGCCGCTTCCTCCAGAGCCTTCGCAAGTTTCACGGCGGCCTGTTTGTCTGCCAGCAGCTTGGCTAGATCGTCCTTGCTTCGAAGAGCGCCGATGTTGTATTGCTTGACCTTGGCCATGAGGACAGCACCCGACATGTCGCCATGGTGAACACCCGGCTCTGCGGCATCGAGCATCTTGATGAAGTCGGCCTTGGTTCGGGCGATGGAGATGCCGTTCTGCTTGGCGAGTGTCTGTAACTGCTTTACAGTGAGGCCAGACAGGTCTGCGATTTCACCCGAGTCAAACGCCGACTTCAGTTTCTTATCGTCATCAGCCTTCTGCTTTGCCTGCTGCTCTATCGCCTGTGGTGGCAGGATACACGATGATTGGTTGCCTTCCCCTGCAACGGCACCGAGTTCGCCACCGCAGATGACGAGCGGCCATGTCACGACACTCGTACACCGGCAGTTGGGATGTGCAGGCTGGCTGGGAAACTTGTCCGTGTCGAAGACCTTCCCGTCGAGCGCGCCACACACGGGGCACATGCGCTCATCCTCCATCGTCATCCATTCGAGCTTCTGCACACCTACCTGCTGGTGGAACTTGATCCTCCCCTGGTTGTGCGCCCGAAGGATCTCAGTCCTTGCAATCGTCTCCATCCGGTACTGTGCCTTGCTGAACACCTTGCTTCCGGCATGGCGGAAGGACTCCTTGTCCTCGATCACTTTGCCCATGTCGGCTACAATGCCTTCGACGCCCTTCCCGGTCGCGATGCCGGAGAGGATAGTCTTCTTGATCCCATCGGAAAGCTCACGATGAACATCGCCAGCAAGCACCAAGTTGTAGTTGGCCATGAAGTCGAGGGCGTCGGTGTCTATCAGGGTGAACACAGATGTCGTGAGCTTATCGATCCCCTCGGGTGCGAGGTCCCTGTAGAAAGGCATCTGTGCGGCTGCGAACTCTTCGATCCCACGGTAGACGCCGGAGCGAAACGACGCATTGGAAGCCTGCCGAAACATCAGTGTTTGATCTTTCCGAACCCCTTTCATCGCTTCGGCGATCTCTGTGTTTAGCTTATCGAGACCGTTCACTGCAGCAAGTTTGTTGTCCGGTAGCGAGCCGATGTTCTTGTAGCCGAGAAGCGCTTTCTGCACCTGCTCCTGCGCGGCCTTTAGCGATTGAGTAAGCCCACTGACCACCTGCTCCGTGTACATGTCCCGAGCCATCAGCGACTTGTCGGTGGCCACACGGATCGCCTTCTGCTGCCAGGTGAGATCGGCAACTGCGCACATCATTGGGATGGATTCTGCTTTCACTCGGATCTCCTGCGCTGGATGAACCGGCAGGCCGGGGAATCGAAGGTAACATCCGCCTCCGTGACACCGCATCTATTCTTCTCATCGTCGAAGTAACCACAGGTGTCGCATATCTCACCAGCGTGTGCTGAAGCCTGGGGATCTCCGCCCGGCCTGTTCTTCTTAGGATCGAGTCCAAGCATCTCTTGAGCGGTCTCGACTCCCATGATGCCGGAGACAACCATATCGACTATCGGCTTTACCTGCTTCTCATCGAGCAGGTCGACCGACTTCCCTTCGCTATGGCGATTCGCCTCTTCGATGTCCGGATCGAGGTCCATCCTGATTTGAAGGGACGAGCGGCTGATCAGTTTGCGGTCGTAGAGTTCTATGAGCAGCTTCTTCACGTCCACAGCATCGGTCGGGTCTAGGTCGCTGAAGATGTACTGGATGCTTTTCCCCTGATGCCCCGACAGCTCCAACCAGTCGTTGAACAGCCAGTCGAGGACTGCGCGTGCCGCGTGCTTGATCTCCCTGATCATGACTATCATCTTTTGCATGCTGACAGAGGCGGTCGCGAAGTTGGGACCATCTCCACTAATGAGAGACCTCGACAGGCCCAAGGCGACCATGATATCTTCCTTGACCTCCTTCACTTTGTCTTCGACATTCAAGACCTGGCCATCCGTGCCATGGGTTTCTACCGTCACGTAGAAGGGAACGATCAAGCCGCTTTTCATATCCATTTTGTTCACCATGTCCCGGATCTGCTCCAGCATCTTCTGATCCGGCATCACCATCTTCTGGCCGAACGCGCCGCCGACTTTGATGAGTCTGAACGGGGTCGCCCAGCGCTTTGCTATGGCCTGTTCTGCACGACGGTAGTCTCGGAGAAGTTCGATGGACTGGAACGCAGGGAGGACTAGTGAATTGCCACGAGGAGAGAACTCCGGCGCATCCCACTTCAGATGGATGGTCTGCTCGACTGGTAGCAGCAATCCCTCCCCAGCAGTGGGCGTGTCCTCAGGATACTGGCGCACTTCGATTAGCTGGCCATGCGCATACTTCACCTTGACCGAAACGGGGTTGACGCACGTGACTTCCTCGATGTCTTTCAGATCCTTCGTGTACCGTTTGAACCCAACGGCATCACCTTTGACGAGCAGTTGGAGGATCATGTCCTTTACGAAATCGGAGAGACCCAGGCGGTCTGCCAGGGCACCCGATTCCTCCTTAACCGCATCGTCATCGCTCTTGATCTTGATCTCGTCACCCACGGCAAAGGTGCGCCAAGAGTTCACGGCGTTCTTCACGAGCGGCTCTTCGGTGTAGTACTCCCAGGCTTTACGCGCCCGGTCTTCCCAGGCCGCAGGAATAGCATCGCTGGCGTTGATACCTGCGAAGGCGTGAGAGTCGAGTGCAGCGGCAGCCGCAAGCGGGGTTAGCACCATGCCGTCGGCAGAGCCTTGGGATTCAGTGAGACTCGTTTCTTCGACTGAGTTATTCAAGTAGTGACTCCTTGTTGATTCGCTGGATTAGCGTCTGTTCGCGCCACGTTGCCGAACAGCGCGAGAGTACGGTTAGTCTCGATAGATGAGCCGAGCGCGGGTTTATCGGCAACACAACGGCAATACTTTCAGCCGTTATCGGCAATGAAGTGTCAGAGAAAGATCGGATTCGTGAGTACCGGCATTACGAACACGATCTCCTCGGTCACCTGATCGAGCGCCCCCTGTTCGTGAGCGAGCATTGCACACCTCACTGCATCGACGATATGGTCGTTGCCCTTCGAATAGATGATGTTTCCATTTGAGAGCGTGTACGTATGGGTGGTGAACTGGTCCTCGATCTCCGAATCCTCTGCAGGCAGAATGATCTGTCGTCTTTGAAGCGCGCCGTTGATGAGACTCGT